AAATTGTAGACCAGAGGGCCACAGCCCTTCCAAAGACCATGATCTTGTGATTGATCCATCAGGGGAGAACAAATAAAGAAGTCCATTTTTCTTATAATGTTGTGCCCAACCAATTTTACCAGTTTCAAATTCATAAACTTTATTATACCAATCGTAAAGTATCCCCTCAACATCAGGTAAGATAAAGTCCTTGACAGTAACTGACATTTCGTTCAATGTAACTGCTCCAGCTACTTTAACTTTAGTATTACCGTGTGATAATTCAATAGGGTTTACAGTTAGGTCTGGTATATTAGCTGAGTCTACTGCCAGTGTAATTTCCTGTGGTAATCCAGTAATTGTAACAGAAAACTGGTTATTTCTTTGAATTTCAAATTCTACATCGGCTGACATAAACTGCGCCCAGCGAAGTTCGCTCATAAGTTTTCACCTCCAAAATATTTTAGAAAATTTAAGGGGAACAGGTTTACTATTCCCCATATAACTTTACTACTCTTCAAAACCAACTCCAGTTTTGTATAAAACAAAATCAATAGGGATAAATTCTGCTGCCTTTGTTGGTTTTAGTAGAACCTTACCAGGCATTCTATTATTATCTATATCTTCTGGGGTAACTGTTGTTTCATCCATAAGTACTCTAAAATCATATAACCCTCTGCGAGATCTAATATTATCTAAAAATGGGGCTATCATGGATTTCCATTGTAGCCAAGTTGCAACATCGTTTTGCTCAAAGACTAAGTACCGTGAACTTCTTACAATTGCTTTTCTGACATATAACAGAAGTCTTCTTACATTAACCCTGTCGGTAGCAGAAGGTCTACGCTGTAGAGTTCTCTGCCCCCATATAGTAATCCCATCTTGTGGGAAATTTACTATTGGGTTAACCGCATTACCTCCACTATACATATAATCTCTTGAACCTAAGTTTGGATTATTGTTTGGTCTGGTTCTGATTGCTTTGAGTAATCTACCTCTAATAAAACCTGCTGGGGCAAACCATGCTTCCCCCACATTATCGTTGTAAGCGTAAGCACCTGCAACAAATCCAGAAGGGGGTACCCACCTAAACGTGCCGTGGTATGCATCATAAACTTCCAACCAATCCCAATATAGAGCAGCATAAGATGAATTAAAAGCTTGATGGTCTCCACTATCCCCATTGTGCCATGCCACCACTGCCTGATCATCTAAACCGAGGGGAGGATCAATAATTGCCATACAATCCCCACGAGTTTCACAAATATGAATCATTTCATTAATTAAAGTAGGTTCTGAATAGCCAGGAGCTGTTAGAATGTTTAAATCAATATCTTCAGAATTAGAAAACATTTGAACACCCTCAACCTGCTCTGTAATAGTAATACCATCGTCTGCTCCCTCAGATGCTTCAGTAATACCGTCATAGCCACCTGTTAAAACATAAGTTCCTGCAGGAATATAAAGATCGTCCCAACTAACTGCTTCATCAGACACAACGATCCAGTTAGAACTAGCAAAAACATCTTCTACATAATGTCCATCAGTATTTGAGCTATCGAAGTGGACATCATAGTGATCCTCAACAATAAATCCGTCTGCTTCAACTCTTATTCTACAAGTAGTTAACTCCCCACCTGTAAATGATTTCTGCTCTTCTGCTAAAGTTAATGGGCTGTTACCAGTTCCAGAAGCAACTGCGGTAAATTCAGATAAGGCAGAAATTGCTGTAGCTACTAAAGTAGCAGTGTTAGCTACATCGTCTAACCGATATCCACCCTCACCATCAGATTCAGTAGCTAAAAGTACTGTTAAGTCATTTCCTGTTAAATCTACACTTAAGCTACGAGACGCACTTACATCAGCGTCAACTTCTACAGTATAATCATTACCTCCAACACCTGCAGTAGCACTCCAGATATTAACTTTACCATTTGTTCCAGAACCGATTTGTGCTGTTGCTTTTTGGTGGTCTAAATCAGACACAATAAATTTAACATTATTGTTTGCCCAAGTTCCAGGTGATTTAGCAGATATTTCTAAACCATCATCACCTTCATTATTATCAATTTCAACTTTTGCGGTTGCAACACTTGTTCCTGCGATTCTCACAATCCACAATACTCTGCCATAGGCAAGAAATTGTAGAGCAGCCAGACCTGCGTAACTGTCTGGATGGGGGATTCCAAATTTTCTTATAAAATCAGCACCACTTGTTACTAAAGTTCGTTCCATAACAGGTCCTTTTCTAAAACCACCAATCATTCCAACAACTGAGGTTGATCCACCTATTACATTTGTTGAAAAATCAGTTTCACGATCATATACTCCAGGACTTAAGAATACACCCATTTTTATTCACCTCCGTTTATCTATATAAATTTATTTAGAAACCTTTATTAATCCCATCTTTTCCAAACCCTTGATACTGTCAGTCAACTCATCTGAACTGCAGACAGAAGCCACACCAGTATAAGAAAGATTTACTGTTTCGTGTTTTCCTTTTTTTACTACAATTACTGGTATTCCTTGTCTACTTTTATTAATAATTTTAAATGCCATTAATTACTCACCTCCAGAGTTAATTAAGTCCTCAGTGTCAATTTCTTCTCCTGAGTCTATCTCAATATATTGTATTTCAATTTCTTCGGCAAATTTGTCAAAGTCAGTGTGGTTAAAGATTCGTGGTTCTTCAAAGTAAATTTCGAAAGTATTCCGATAATATCTACCTTTATCGTCAAAGCTCATTACATCTGAGTTATCTTGGATTGTTTCTTCAATTTTTAACGCAAACCGAAACTTTTTATTTTCTTCTTCACCAGCCACAATTTTAGGAAGAACTAGGTTAGGTATTTCAAATTCAATATACGGCTCATAAAGTAAAAACATAATAATTTCTTCTGTTAATTTGTCACACTGAGCACGGGAAATAGCCCAAATATCTATTTGGTATTGAAGCCTTACTGGTAATGCCCTCATCACCCTGTGTTCTAAAGGTTTATCCTCTTCACTTGTTACTTGTATAGAATACCCTTTACGAAATTCATGTTCATTATACCTGGTATTATTTATATTAAACCCCATTGGTCTAAAGATGGAAATAAGAGGTAATAAAACTTTTCCTCCGTTTATTCTGGCACATGCTTTAAAAGCTTCGTCTGTTGTGGCATAAAACGTGTTTTTAAAAACCCCTGAAAACTTTTCTTTAAGTGCGGTATCGTAATAAATTAGACTCATGCTATCCCCTCCATCTTTTTAAACCTTTCCCAATACATTCTAATATCTTTTGATAATCTGTCTTTTACTGGGCGAAACAGAGGTCTGGCTGGCATTTTATGTGTTCCATATTCCATATACCTAATTACGGTATGGATTTTAACAAGAGTCTTTGGATAATATTTATTTCTATCCACCCCTACTACCCACATGTTATTACTTCTCCAATAGGTAATATTATTCTTTAATAAGCTTGTAGCTTCCCAAATTTTAAGAGACAGGTTATGTTTTTCCTTGTGTTTGTAATAAGCTATACTAAGTGGTTCCCAGTTTTTGTAGCTGTTATACACATACTTCTGGTTATCAATTGCTTTTTGTAGCTCAATAGCCATAACTTCTGACATATATTTTGCAAATCTACCAAGATATTTTCTTTCTTCTTTCGTTGCCAGAACACTACCAGGTTTCCAATAAGCCCCTACTTCGTGTTTTTTAACTGGTTGTAACCGTATTGTCATATACAATCTCGATCACCTATTTCTTTTTAATGTCTAAAAATTCAAAGTTTGGATCTACTTCGTATTCAGGATGAGGTTCTTCTTTTTCCGTAGGGTGTCTGTAAGGTGTGAGTTTGCAAACCCACATCCAACTTGAAGGATTTGTTAAGGTTGTTTGAGAAACCATATATGCTCTGTCTAACTTTTCATCTTCCGCTAGTTCGTAAGGCAGAATAACAACAGAGCCAGTAAGGGGTTTCATCACCTTTCCTTGTTGGTCAAACTTTGCTACATACATAATCATCGGCACTACTTCATCATCTTCATTGTACCAACCATAAGAATCAAGCACGTAGCGATTTGGTCTCTCGTTTAAAATAACATCTAACTTCTGAGCATGTTCATAAGTATAATCAGGATCTTTATATAGGTCTCTATCTACCTTTGTTACTACCATAATAGTTATAGCTGTTCCTTGTAGCTTGGCAGCTTCTAAGAACTGGTTAACAAAAAGTTTGGTTTCTCTCGTGCTTGGATCAAATTGTCCCATATAAATCACCTACCTTATAAGTGTGGACACCAAACGGTTTGTCGGGGTCCCTGGATGTCTCAGAAACTCAATAAAATAGGAAAAACCCAACTTTTGGCGGAAAATGTCTACTATTATCTTCTTATTAAGTCAGGATTTTCCTCTAATACTTTACGCGTTGCTGGAGCCATATTGCGGACCCATTCCTTGTTACTCATCAATGCTAGAATATGTTTGCAAGCTGAACCTAAGGTGTCGTGGGGATTTCTAATCTTAGCAGGTCGCATCTCTAACTGATTTGCTTTATAACCATGTTTCGTTGCCCAGTAAGCAAATCTATATCTAAAGTCGGGACAGCTACAATGAATTTTAATTTCTGAGTTGTCCACAATTTTAGGTAATACTGACCTTAATAAATCATAGTTAAATTTAACACCCCACCCCAACAGGTTTTTATACACTCTAAGGGTTTTAAGAAAGTGTAATATGAAAACAGTTATTTCATAGTTACCAACTCTTACCACAATTTCACAATGACCATATTTCCGTAGTTCGTCAACATTAAGCCCTAAGATTTCATATTTTCTTTTTTTGTAACCTTTCATACGCTTGATTCTTGGATCATGGGCAGATTTAGACATAAATTCAATCCGCTTCATTTCATTTAAAATCATTTGTTGTCTAGGATTAAGAACCTTCAAAATCTCGTCTTGGCTAACTTTCTTATGGTACCCGAAGTAATTTTTTAACCTAAAGTCGTGGAAGTACCTTTTCCCTCCAGACTCTACAAATACACTGTTAGCAATATTTTCGTAAATCAAATCAGGGTGTTTCCCCGATGAGCCTA